GCAGTAGCCAATGCTGCATCGGCAGTTGCTAATCGTGCCGTGTAAATAGCGCAACTCGTGGGATCTCCTCCCCACACTTCAATTTCATAATAATTTACCTGACTAGTATATCGTCCCGTATTAGTTACTACTGTTTCCCTTAGAATTCCCTGTCTATAATTTTGGCCAAGTGTTACTGCTGATCCATCCCAGTATGCCCTTGCAAAACGGTACAAAGATGCTCCATTAGATACATAGTTAAATGGTGCAGTCTTGCTGTATCTTTTTTCCAGCATTGCATTTGGATCGCATCCTTTTAGTTTGGTTTCCAAGGCCCTGTTCCTAGCCGACGCAGCATTGTTATATTCAACTTTGCGCTGGTCGTTTAGCTTCCAAGCATTAATAACTGTAACGGCCTCGGCGGACAGGCCAGTGGTGGAAATAAGTTCATCATTTACATTGAATACTGGCGCTTCTGTGTAGCCACATTCACTGCTTCTATATTTCCATAGGCAATGATTTTGAGTGATAACTCGACGAGGAATTTGCAATCCCTCTAGGTCCATCGCACTGCTTAATTGCCAAGTGATGGAAAGTATATCTTCATCAGTTTTTCTTTCAATGTAGAAAATATCAATGGGAAATTCCTGCAGAGTATCAGCCTCTGGCTCTCCGTCTAGATATTTTGCAAATGTACGGCGCCTCGTTACTTTAGCTCCTACTAAATCATCATAACTATTGACTACCTCAGTGAAGGTGCCAAGCAAATTAGAGACAGTTAGCGTGGGCTGTGCAATTTGACCAGTGGTATTTTTCTCATAACCAGAAGAAATCAATGGGAGTGGCTCATAAGTGTTGCCTTTCCATTGAATTTTTGTTTCATCAGGCTTCAGCATATTAGTGAAATAGAAAACATCACCAACATTGCCTGTCACGGGATATAAATCAATGTCAAACATTTCAACAATGCCACTGTGCCAGCCTTGCTGTACGTCAGCTTCTAGTGTCATAAATCCTCCTCACGGCAAACGAAAAAGTATTATTATCTGGCCCCATAATTTTCCATTGCCATTGATTTGGATCGAGACGATATTTATACATTTGATCGTCCATAAAGAATTGCGAATAGAAGAAGTCTCCAGCAAGATCAGAGAGTTGTTTGTCTAGCGCAATGGCAGTAGTGTCAGCAATGGGGGCAGTGTCAACTTGGTACTTCCTAACGTCAGTATTGATGCCATCTGGACTCACCTGCTCATATCCATCGCCAAAACTATTCTTAAGCGTGCGATTGCCACGTTGGACAGTTAGTCCGTATTCACAAGGTAGGGCAAGAGTTGATTGTGCCATTATCGTCTACCTGCTAGAAGGCCACCGGGACGGAGTTCGCCAACGATAACTTGCTTAACGGCTCCTTCAATTTTTTTACCAAGTTCTGCGGAACCATTGCCTGATTGTTGACTTTGGCTTTGACCATCGGAATTAACGTTGACGACAATGTTACTAGTGATTTGACTGCCACCACCAGCGCCTCCAAGGTCCACTGGAACGCTCTTGCCATCTGGTAGAGGAATAACTGCCTCATTGTAACGCCCTTCGCCCACGAGGCCAAGCGTGGGGCCTGTGACAATGCCTCCAGAGGCAAAGGCGCGAAAGCCACCTTGAGCAATGCCACCATTTGCGTAGGCACCTCCGACGCTGCCCAAGTTGCCCAATGGGTTACTAATACTTGCAGGGGCATCTAGATTTGAAAGGCCGCCACCACCTGCTGCTGCTCCAAAGCCTGGAATAATCATTCCAATAATACTTGAAATTCCTTTTGCCACTGCAATCTTTGCCCATGAAGCAATCATTTGTGCAACCATGTCCATGAATGAATCGGCAATACTTTGGAACATTTGCGACAGTGCTTGTTGTGCAGTCATTGATCCGGAAACAATGCCTTTGAATGCTTCACCAAAGGAATTGCCAATGGCGTCGGCAACTCCCCTATAACCGTCCCGTAGTTTTACGAGGAAGTCAAGCTGCTGCTGCTTTTTGGTTTCCTCGTCAGCTTGTGCCGGAGTCCTGCCTTCTTGTATTAATTTTTGCCGTTGTTCTGCATACGGGTCAATAATTCCCGCAAGTTGCATTTGTTTGTCAAGACTCTTTATGCTTGCGTCAAACTGTTGCTGTCGCTGAAGTGCAAGATTGTCCTCCAGTGAACTATTGTATGCGTCCATATTTAGACGCAATTCGGCAATCTTCTTGGTGGCCTCGTCTAGTGTTATTTTTTTCTCTGCAAGCATCTTGTTCACCAGATCTTCGGCTAAAGCAGTTTTTTGTGTTGTCTCAAATTGCTTCATTTGCTTTTCGATTACATCGTCCGGCAGCCCACTCTTGACCAAGCTATTTTTCTCGGCTAGCAGGCGATTTTGCAGCTTCTGTTCCTCGACAGGTGCAATGGCAGTGCTGTATTCGGCCCATGCAATAGCAGCTTCGCGAACAGCTTGCTTTTCTGCCATTTGAGCTACTAAGGATTCCTGTGCGAGAGCTAGTTGGGTTTTCTGCGCGGCTACAGCGTCACGTTTTTCGCTTGCCAGTACCTTCCCTGGCGCTCTTATGCCCCCCGCTGGCCGTTGTAAATGACCCACGTTGTACATTTCCCCTTGGGGACCGCGAACAGACGCTGCGTAGCCAAGGCCCCCTTTCTCCCCGGCTCCCGTCATCGTGTAACCGGCAGCAAGATTCAATGGGGTATTGGCTGGTCCGGCAAGATCAACGCCTCTGTGGTAGGTGCTGGCTCCCGGCACAGGAGCAGTGCGAGGACCGTAGGGGCTGGTCATCGTCAATTGTTTTGCCACTGACGAATCAAACAATGCGCGGGCTTGCGATTGGCTGAGGTATGAACCGTCCTGCCTCCTCACGTCAAAATGAGCGCCGCCAGAGATGCCTGTACTGCCTTGAAGGAGTCCAGTGGCGCCAGTAGCCGACATCCCGCCCGGAAGGGCACCTCCCGCCACACTTCCCTGAGCCTTGAATACTTCCTTGGATGCGTCCAGGAGAGCTTTTTGGCGCTTCAAGTCAATGTCAGACATTTGACGCTCAAACTTAATTGCTTCCTTCTGGAAACTATTGGCGCGAGCGTCTCTTAAGTCAAATTCAGCATTAATTCTATTTATTTTGTCCTGATACAAGGCATCTTGACGATCTAGCTCTGCCTGTGTAAAATTCTTTGCCAATGTGTCCTTAAGGCTTTCATAACTCTCAAGATTTGTTTTTTTCTTGCCATCTCCATCCGATGGTGGAATTGGCTTTAGTGCTGCTTGAGTTTGCTTGTCACGTTCTTGTGCAATTTTGACGGCATTATCTCTTGTTTTTCTTGCATCTCGCAAATATTGGTTGGCTACTCTCATTTCGTTATAAGCATTTTCAGCGGCCTTTTTAACATTTGCTTCCATTACTGCCGCTCCCATTTGATTTTCTGCACTTGTGCTTACTGCTCCAGCCTTGCCAGCTTGGTACCTTGCTGCATTTTCTGCTGCAAGTTGATACTTAGCCCTTGCAACTATTGCTTTTGTATTTGCCTCCATATAGACTTTAGTAGCATCTTCAACTTGTCCTGATCCCGCTATTTGGTCCAAAGTTTGCTTCAATCCGGCAACTTCCTTTTTTGACTTGTCTGCTGCTCCACCAATTTCTAGAATTTTTCCAATTAAAAAATCAACGCCCATCAACAAGCCTCCAATAACAATACCAGTCAAAGCCAATTTAAGGCTAATAACACCAAGTCTTGCTAGTCCAGTTGCCTGGTTAAGGCCGATAAGCGAAGTAATATATCTATAAACCGACCTGAGCGCAGCTTCTAACCCAGCAACTTCTAGCAACTTAAAGGCAGCCGTAAGAGTTCCAATGCCAACGGCGGCAATAATTGCGGCTCTTCCTAACGGGCTGGCAGCAAAAGAAATGGCAAGTGAAATAGCACTGACGATGGCTGGCAGTAATGTTTGAAAGCGTCCTGCCAGATCTGCAATTGAGGCGCCAGCCTGACGAAGAGATGGTTCTATTTCCTTGACCGCTAGGTAAAAACCTTGCGCCCTTGGTGTCAAAGTGCCAAATCCCTCCCCAGCGGAAGTAAATGTAGAAGTAAGGACTTTTACTGTTGACGTAACATCACTAATCAAGCTATTAATTTCTGGTCCAAAGGCAGCAGCAATATTATTAACGATGGGAGTCAAGCTCTCATACATTAATTTCAAATTGTTATTAATTTGATTAACTGCGCCCTGTAGGGTTTTGGCGGCACCCTTGGCAGCGGGACCAAATTTATTGCTTAGCAACACGCCAACATTGTCAAGCACAGCAGCCATTGCTTTGCCCTTAAAGGCGCCGTCCTCCATTGCCTTTGTAAACTCTGGCAGGCTCATTTGAGCGGCCTTGGCAAACAATGAGAGGGCGCCAGGGAGAACATCACCCAATTGTCCCTTGACTTCCTCGGCCATGATCTGGCCTTTGCTCGCCATCTGCGAGAAGGCATTGGTCACGCGATCTACTTGATCAGAGCTAAGGCCAAAGGCCGCTGCAGATTGCGAGATGCCAGTGAAGAGGCTTTCGATTTGACCTTGATCAAAACCGGCTGGCTGCATGGATGCATACAGACGGACAAAACCCTGCCTTGCACTTTCAAGAGGCACATTGAAACGTTGAGCAAGTTCCTCTACAAAAGCAAATGATTGCTCGAACGTACCAGACTCAGCAGTGATTGCTTGAAGTTGGTTTCTATATGTGGCTAGTCCCTTAGCTGCATTAAACGCCTCCCCTGGGACATTCTGCAAGAATGCAATGGCCTTGTAAGCAGTACCAAATAGCAACACTTGTTTGACGGCATTGCCAAATTCACCACCGAGATCAGCAATCGCTCCAGAAAGAGGCAGTTGCGAAGTGTTCAGGAATGATTTAACCCCGCCATAGGCATTACCAATTGCACTAATACCTTTGTTGACAGTGTGATAACCGGCGCCTAGTTGAGTCGATGGGATGTGCATTCCGGCTGAAGGGAAAAATCCACCACCAATTGGTCCATTGGGAGGATTTCCGCCACCGCCTCCTGGGCCCCTGGGCGGATTGCCACCACCACCACCACCAAAGGCAACGCCTCCGGGCATGCGAGTGCCTCCGCTGAAGCCGCCAAAACCACCAGATATTCCCTGGCGAATTACGTTGATAGAGTTACCTGCTGATGCAATATCTCCCTTCACCGACGAAGCTATATTTTGATACTTGTCTTTAATTGCCTGTACAAACGAAGCACTATTTTTTTGGAAAGCGTTTTTAGCATTTTCCAATTGTGCCTTTAATCTTCCCAGGAAAGAGTCTGTTGTTTTGATAGAACTTACTAATTCAGATCCCGGAGGAAGCGCGGTGGGAGTTGTGTATTGACGATGAATGCCCGCGCTACTTTGACCGATGGGAGGAAGCAGTCGTTGCCCTCCAACACGCTCTGCTTGGGGACTAAGCATCTCCCTAACAGCCACGCGCTCAATGTTTCCAGGCTGTAAAGCAGCATGAAAATCCCTGAGTTGTGCCGCACCAATTTCTAAAGTCGCTTTGTAACCAAGAAGTGCCTGTTGAGTTGCTTTAATAGTGGTTCCATCTCCAAGCCCTTGTAAATGAACTGTTCCCTTGATTAAAACATCATCGAGAAAATTTAATGCTCTATTTATATTGTCAAGAGCCAACCCAACCATGGATATTCTTTGCTCAAGACTTTGTTCCCAGCCAGTCTTTATGCCAGATCCTACAGCCGCTCCTCCCATCGCCAATCCCTGGCCTAGTGCCCTTCCACCAGTAACAACACCAGTTTCAATGCCAGCAGCAATGCGTGGGGCATTCTTTGCTGAAAAAGCTCTTCCACGTTCGGCGGCTGCTAGTAAAAAGTTGCCTACTGTTTCTTTAAATAAATCAGACGTTTTGGAAGTTGTAAGCCCACCAATATCCTCTTGCCCTTTAAGGACAAGCGCACTAAAACCATCGGAAGCTTTTGCAAAAGTATTGCCAACTAGCGATGGAATTTTTTTAATATTATCTACAACACTGACGACTACTTTGCCAACGGTAAGGTCTGCCGCCCCTTCCACGGTTTGGGCTATCATCGAAGTTGCAAAGCCTTTAGTAGCACCTACGGCAAAACCAGTGCCCGCAATGGCTGTAACAGTAGCAAGGGCTCCTTCGGCGCCATGCAATGCCACCAATTCACCAATCTTTTCCATTGTCGCGAGAATAGTTTCTTGCGAATATGGTGAGGATGCACCAGAAGTAAAATGTTCAACTAACTTGAGAACATCATGTATAGATTCCCAGCCACCTGCGGCAACTCCTCCTCCCGCAGTTGCAATAAGACTAAGCGGATTTGTTGCCGTGTCAATTGCAGAACTGACCCCGCTGGTTAGGCTATCACGGCTGGCTTTGACAAGTGCTCCCGTTACTGATTTTGTTGCATTTTGAGCTAGTTCGCTTCCAAATTTTGCTAGGGCGCCACCCTTCACTTCAAATTCAACTTTAACCATTACGGTCAAGTCAAGTAATTTGTCCTGCGTATATCCTTTAACATCTTCGTAAATCCTTGCCACCTGACCGCGAAGTTCTGCTGCCTTTTTACGTTCCCATTGACGAGCATTTTTTGACAGACCTATCCACCATCCCGCGTCAGTTTGTTCGCCAATACGCTGGGTCCGTTTCGATGGAGAAGCAATTTCAAGATCCTTTTCCAATCCTTTTATATATGCTTCTGCGTCTGCTTTTGCTTTGCTTGAAAATTCGGAGGACCCCTTGGAGACAAAACCAGCCGAAACAGCATCGGCAACTTTGCCAATCTCCCGAACCATTTTGATTCTATTTTTTGTAATTGCTTCGTTGTATGCAATTATTCCCGTATCGGCAGCTTTTTTATACTGTGCAGCAACATCTTCTGTTGAAAGGCTTGCTAGTCCTTGCCTGACAGTTCTGCGCTTGGCAATTGGTTCACCTGCAACGCCTGCATTGCTAACGGCCACACGAGCATTCTTGACTGCAACAGCAGCTTCGCTCTTGAGAGCTTTGAGCGCATCCTTTGCGTCCCCAATGGCGGAAGTGTCTATTGCAAACTTTATCTTTGTCAGAGCCTCAAGGTTTTCCTTCAGACTCTTGGCCTGCTCATTTGCAACGCCAATAGATGGAATTTGAACTTTGAGATTATACTGTCTACCGCTAATATTTCTTCCTAGCTTATTGAATTCCTCTTGAATACCAAGACGGTTGAAGTGAATATTGATTGGCAGGGAATATGATGACGCAGCAGTTCCCAGAGTCGGAAGTTGGTTCCGAAAGTAAGCAAGATCAAAGCCAACGCTTAGCCTAAGTTCTGGACTTCCAGCTCCACCTGCCATTTTACAGAAATCCTATTGTTTTAAGCATAGCAAATACTTCATTCTTCACGCTGTGAAGCCATTTTTAATTCATCTGCCAATAGAGCTATCACTCGTCCATTCATTTTTCTAGTCTTCATCAATTGTCTCAAGGCTGCCAAGCTTTCAGAAGATACGCCACGATCTTTCTTGATTCGACGAGTGTCAAACGGAAGATAATCATTGACATTAGGCTTTGCGCCCTTACCTCCCAATGCACCAAGTACTAGAGCAGCAAGCTTTGCCGTAGAAATGCTGCTGATGTTGTACTTCTGCAAATCATGGTTTTCCAACCATTGCAATGCTTTCTTCACATCATCAACTTTTTGCATACCAAAATTATGGGCAGCCCATCGCCCATCATTAAAATCAGAAGCGCAAAGACGATGGTAAATGTCGTCCCATTTTGTCAGGGACGCAAGTACCGCTTTGGCTTGCTTCTCTATTCGCTCTGTGTAACAGTCGTTGTCTTCCTCGGTGCTTTTTTTGCTGCTGTCTTGGCCTCCACTTCTTGCTCGTTAGCAATGAAGTCAAGAGCTTTGCCAATGGTTTCCCGAGTGAA